GGAGTAGGCCGTTCATCGCTAAGTCCTTCAATGGTGCGCTTCCGTTGTGTCCTTGATTGCTTATTATTCTGCCCGATTGAGTTATTTGCCGTGGTGGATTGGTCATTGAGTCCATGGCTTGTGGAGTTGGCAGCATCCCTAGTATTAATTTTGCTTGTAGACAAGTTCCTCCTTGTTTGAATTGTGTATTCTGTTGATGACTCGTTACAGTAGGCAACAAACCAAACTCTGTCTCTTCGGTGCGGTGCGTTGACGGCACAAGCTGGAAGTACATACGGTTGAACTTCGTACCCTTCAGCTTCCAGGTCAGCCTGCACCTCGTGGAATACCAGCCCTCCTGACCAATTAACAAGGCCGAGAACGTTTTCGCCCACGACCCAACGCGGCTGAATTTCTCGAATCGCTCTAAGCATCTCCGGCCAGAGGTGTCGCTCATCTTCTTTTCCAAGTCGCTTTCCGGCCATTGAGTATGGCTGGCAGGGAAATCCCCCTGTGAGGATGTCAATTCTGCCTCTGTGAATAGTGAAATCTGTTTTGGTAATGTCTTCATAACTGATTGCATTTGGAAAGTGATATTTTAATACTTTTTGCCCGAATGAATTCCACTCGCAGTGGAATATGTTCTCCCAACCCATCCACTCAGCGGCTAAATCAAAGCCGCCAATTCCGCTAAATAGTGATCCGTGTGTCATCTTTTTTATTCCAAGGTTTATGTCCTTTGGTGAATCGATTCTTCACCCCGGCAATTGCCACAACTTTGCCATGCACCTCTCGAATGTACTCAGGTGCTTTCTTTAGCCCGAGCCTGAATGCGATGTTATAAACGCTCGACTCAGATATACCAAGCACTTTGGCAATCTCTGCCGTCTTGGTGTGCGAGTAATACTCCACAACGTAATCGATTACAAGCTGGCCGTGTCGCTTACTTCCCATAATTGCCATCGAATTGATTGAGAAAGCCTGCGATTAGCTGGAATGCATGGTCGAGTTCTTGCTGATTGTGGCGGTATAGGTAGAGGTCTTTGAACTGCCCCGACTTCTTCACCTTTGGAGGCACGCCGATGTAGTAGAAGTCTTTCGGGTCCCAGCCCATCAGCATGCAATACCAAACGGCCTGCACATGGTTGAAGTGCTTTATCATGTCATCGGCAAAGGCTTGCAGATTCTTCGCCGTTGTGGTCTTGACATCAGCGATGATTTTCATGTCATCCCAGCAGATATCCATCGCACCTTTGGCGATAACGGTCTTATCCCCGAAGGTCAGTTCAGTAACCACGATGCGCTCCTTTTCGCTTTTGTCGAAGAGCTCTGCAAGCAGCTCGACCTGATGAATTGCATCGTAGGTGTTGCGCACTGCATCGCCCATTGTCTCATATTCGCATTCAAGCAGTGAGTAGTGGAAGTCCTTGCCATAGTTAAGTGATGCCTTAGCATAGCTGATGTCTCCAGTGTAGTGCCGTTTGATGCGGCTTGCGCTTACCGCTGGGTAGTTGATGTAGTCTTCGCGTGTCATGAGTTGAATGTCTCAGTAAAATATTCGTTAGCTGTTTGCGGACCTTCTTTTATGCCTTCGAGCTTTCCGGCATTGTACATCTGCATCATGTACTCCCGCTCAACTACCTTGGCGGTTTCGAATGCCTCGGCAAAGAAAGGCCCCATTTCTGATGCGAGCTTGTTCTGAATGGTTAGTCGCAGCCATTCAACTGCTGTCATTTTAGTTGGCATGATTAGGGTGTTATAACAGGATTTGATAAAGCTTCCATGACCTCAATACATTTGAAGTAGGTGCGATTCCCAACCTTGTAAGGCTTAAGAATGCCAATCTTAGACCATTCGTGGATGGTGACCAATGACACATCAAATAATTTTGCAACATCCTTCCGTGTCATTAACTCCTTGGTGGGCGCGGGTGGATGTTCAACTTGACGATTTAAGGTTCTTATTTCTTGCCTTACGGCTTCTGCAATTAGATTAGCCAACTCCCTTGGCGTGGTCTGAATGAATTGAATTGTTTCCATGTTTTATCGTGTTATGGTTTGTATTTGTTCTTCGTAAATCTCGATGCCAGCGATGGCGGTCACTCCGCACTTCTCCATTGCCTTGAGCAAGTTCTGCGTGAGGTCTTCGGGCTTGTACATTCCCGAGCCGAACAGCACACTGAGCACCTTCATCCAGTCCACTTCCCCAGTGATGCGAGTGCGCCGGATTGTGCGAATGCCTTTGATGTGGCTGTGCTGGATGCTTACCTCAGCGAGCTGATCGGTTAAGGCTGCCATCGAGCTTGCTTGTTCTTGAATGAGCCTCTGCTCTTCTTGCTGCTTGCGATTAAGCTCGGCGGTGTACTTCAGCATCTCAGCTTTGGTCGATGCGATGAAAGCCTGGAGAGGCTCGGTGGCATCTGACTCGATGCGCATGAGTTCTTTTTTGTAGGCATCGAGCGGACCGGTTACCATCTTACGCGCATCTTGGATAGCCTTAACAGCGGAGTTAACCTGAGCGATGGCGTTGGATGCGGCGGTGTATTGGTTTGGGCTTTCGATTGGCTGAATGTTAGCCGTTAGCCTCTGAGCATTTAATGTCTCGGGAGAATTTATTGATTGATACAATTTCTCAATAGGAATTGTTATCTTTGCGATACTGTTCATGTGTTTTGTATTAGTAAAAGCCCGGCTATAGTGTGTATGCCGGGCTTTTTTTGTGGTTAGAAATTAGAATGGACCCTTATCGTCTGACTCTGAAAATAGTGAATCGAAGTCTGTGGCTGATGCTTCCCATGTTGGAGCTGGCACAGCTGGCTTGGCGGTAGTTCGCGCAATCCATTCATCGCTTTTGCGAATATCTTCCTGAAGGAACTCCGGCAGCTTTGCGAAAACCTCAGCATTGTGCTCGGTTGTGTCATAGGCCAGCAGCTCGTTGATGGCAGGGGGGCAAGTAAGGCCCTTCGGCAGCGGAGAGATGCCCATGATATTGGCATACACTCGGTCCTCTTTGCCATTGTGTGCGATGTTAATCATGCCGGGATGTCCGAGTAGCTTGGTGATGTCGAAGTCAGCGGCTTGCGCATCTGTGAGCTTCTTGCCAATCCATGACTCGATGAACTTGCGAAGGGATGCCTTCTCGCCCATTGTCAGGTTAAACACGCCCTTCACGTAGAACGGCTGTTCGCCTTTGTCTTCGCTGAATACAGCGGTCTCTGTTGGCAGTTCAAAGAGGAATTGAACTTTGCGTTTTTTGTTGCCCCACTTTTCATCGAAGGTAGTGCCCTTGTCAATGATTTGGTAGCAGCGCGCAGGATATGCGCCTTCGGGTGCGATTTGGCGGGTTTGACTTCCGCCTGAGTTTACTGGTGCTTTCATGATTAAAGATTAAATTGAGGTTAAAAGTGCTTGAGTTGATTGTTCGTGAAGGTATTCAGTGACGAATGCAAACTGATTATGGAATTCTTCCATGTTGCAAGGGTCATAGATTCGCTTCTCAGGTGATACGCCGTGCTCCATCGAGCGGTGATACTGGCGCGCAAGGTTTGCGGCTTGGCTGTCGCATCGGGTGTAAAGGCCCTTGATGCAGCCGTCATTTACAACCATGACCATAGTGCCGGTTAGGTGGTTGTAGTGAAAAAATTCTGTGCCCTTCCAATTCTTGAAGGTTGTCGCTGGTGATAGTTCGGGTGTGTTCATGTTTTTTCGTTGTTTTGTTGAGGCAAATGTAAATCCTTATTTTGAATTCACAATACTTAAACAAAGAAAAAAGCAAACCACCAGCGCGAAAAATCGCAAGTGCTTAATAATCAAAGCAATTATTTTGCGCGACCAATTGCGACACCAACAAGCCCACCAAGTGCGAAAGCGAATGCGCGTGTCTCATACCACTTCTTAGGCGGCTCGGCCACGATTATGTTATTCATGCCGGTAACGGTTACATAGGGGTTATCAATGCCAAGGCGAACCACCCTCTCACGCTTACGCGATAGGAAGCCCTTGCGCAGCGTATCTCCAATTGCAACGGTATAAGACACCGGAATGATAATTGAATCCAATTGAAGCCTCCCAGCGCGGCTTATCTGCCCACCTATCTCGAGCCACTTACCGGGCCGATGGAAGGTGCGAGGCAGGCGAAGGTGCGGAAAGCTATCAATGTACACGGTCTCGCCGAGCTCTACTTGCGTCACCACCTTGGTCCGCGTTTGGTATCTGATCACCACCTCCGGCTCTTTCAGCTCCAAGGCTCGCAGCTTGGTGCCTGCCGCTGCGAGCTGCACGCCTTGGCTGTGTATCTTACTGCTATCTCTCGCGATGCGCACAGCGTACTCATTATTGAGCGAATCGAGATACATCGCATTGCTTTCAGCCTCGCCCAATGCCCCGCACGTGCGCATCAAAAGCAGCAAAAGAAATAGGCATATTGCCAACAGGCTTAACGTGCTGATGTTGCTTTGCTGCATTTGATTAGTTCGTTTAATCGTTTGAGGTAGGTGCTCTTATCTCTAAGCTCGTTGAGCAATATATCGCCCGCCACCTTAATCGGCATTGCCTTCTCGGCTATGTACACAGCCAGCACCTTCACCAAGCGCTCATCGCATTCGCAATCGGTGGCCGGTAGGTTGCTCATAATTGCCGTGTTGCTTTTTTGACTAACAGCCGAATCACATTGTCGAGCTTTTCAACGCTATCTTCGAGCATCTTCATCACACCATCGCGCTCCTGATCGGTTGCCCAAGTGTGCTCGTTTATCATCTTCACCAATCCACCGATTGATGTCAATGGCTGACGAAGTTCGTGCGATAGGGTGAATCTAAACTCTTCGAGCAGCATCTTTTGCCGCTCATATTCATGGCTTGAGATGGAAGTAACATCGACCAATTGAATGCCGATGAAGTGCAGCATGTCAACAATGGCATAAACATTCCACATATTGAAACGCTCCGAGCTTATCTTCTGCTTTGTCTTCGCATAGGCCCGAATCGGGTCGGGCGATTTGCTTTGCGCCTTGCGAATGGCTGCAAGCAGTTCATCGCGGTCGCTATCTTGCGCTGCGATGTCGAGGATATTGCCGGGCTTTATGTGGCTTGAATATTCGCGAAATAGGTCATTCGTGGTGACGATGTTGCCATCCCTGTCGGTGATCACATAGAAGAGGTCAATTGATGACTCAAGGATGTGCAGCGATGCCATGCTGCAAAGATACGTTAAACCGAACGTAAATCCGCAATTAATGAACGCCATGCAGGCACGCAACCGAGCGCATATTTGATGGTAAGCAGCATCGTGAAGGTGAGCACAATTCCGTTTGCGAGTATATCGTAATTCATAGGCGTTGGCATTTCCGGCTCGTTTCTTACAGCGTGAGTTTTCGGGATGTAATACGTGGCTGCTGGGTATAAAGATACATCACACGGCTGAATCGTGTCGAATGCTGTTAGCACTTTCGGCTTTGCTGGCTGTGCCATCACTGCCTGAAAGCTCTCACGATTCGCCTGGGCGAATGAGGTGTCGGCATTAGCAGCCTCCCAGCTCATCGTGTCAATGTTGAGCTTGCTGTGGCGCACTACTTTGATGGTATCTCTACGAATCTGTTGCATCGCTTTTGGCTTTTGGGATATATCCTGCGGCTATGAGTGCTGCAATGATGGCTGTTAATGTCTCGGCTGTTATCACTTTGAAGATTAGCAAAAAGATGGACACCAGAATCATAAGCGAACCGATTGTACCGCGCCAATGCTTCACAATCACATCAATAATCCGCCTTGGTTTGGTAGCCCTTTTCCGCATAGGTTAACTTACGCCAAAGCAGAGCAATCGTTGGGGCAATTGCGCCCTAAATATTACAAAGTGAGAAATAGAGATTCGCCTCTTCGCGCCTGCGATTTGTAAGCCCTGAGAGCACCTTCCCGCCTGCCTTGTTCCAGCGTAGGAACTCATCGAGGATGCTCGGGTCGGCTGAGTTGGCTTTTGCCTTCTTCAGCAGCGTTGACTTAACCAACGCTCCAGTTCCTACGTTGTAGGCAAAGCACACAAGCGCATCGAACTGGCATTGGTTGAGGTTAGGTAGATGCTTATTGACCGCCGCCTCAAATGGGTCAAGCGTGGATAGTAGCAATTGCGTTGCTTCCTTCTCGCCGCTCAGCTTTTCGCCGAGTATTACCTTCTTGCCATTCGGGTAGCGTGTCGAGCCGTAGCCAATGGTCGGCACTCCGGCGGGGCATAGGTAGCTTGAGAGCCTCAATCCCTCGTACTTCTTAATCAGATTAAGCCCGAGAATTGAGGTGCTGCGCATGATTAAAGTATCTCGTATTGGCCTGTGATGGTTAGGTAAATGTAATTGAATGCAGTCGTGTTTGAAACCAAAAATACACTAATCTTTTGGTTTGCCCCATCAGATTGTGCATAGCTATCACCTAACAATTCGCTTGGGTCTTTGTACCAAATTGTACCTGTATAGTCTTTATCGTTTGAAAAATTTGAGGCAATAGGCAAATCTAAATTGAACGAGCCAGTTGTTTCGCCAGTATCGAGTTGCACATCTAAGAAAAAAGATACGGTTACGATAGTGCCGACACGCGAATAAAAACCTTTTGCAATATTTACTACCACGCCGTTAGTATTCCCCGATACAGCAGGCGTATAAACACCGCTCTCCAACTGCGGCATCCCATCGTAGATGTTTTGCACCTCAATCTGTTTGGATGTATTGCTGCTTGTATCAACGATGTAGAAGATGTCATCGCTTGCTGCCGTTGCCAAGGGTGTTAAGTCGGTTACTTTTACGCCTGCCATAATGATAGATTTGGTTTTTACAAATATAGTGATTCTTTCGGCACATATTCAATCGCTGGCAATTCCTTAACCCAGTCGATGGTTGTGCTGCTTACCTCTTCGCCGCTTATTATCCAATTGCCATTCGCATCTTCGATCGGGTTGAATGTCATATCTGCGACATATTGCACACCGATTAATTGCTCAGCTTGTTCGGGTGTAAGTTGGTAAACTGTTATCATACTTGGCGAGATAAAGTGGTTTGAAAGGTTTGGACAATTGAATGGAAGATAGGTTGCTCGGTAGTGCTTAAACCTTCGCCTAAGAATGCGAATGCATACTCAATTGAGTTGTAAAATACTGGTGAGCCATTATTATTTCTCGCACCTAAAAAGAATACTACTGGCGGAAGTGCTCCGATGTTAACTGTATTTGTTGCGAGCAATGTAGTGCCTCGGTATCCCCTAAAAGCATTGACAGCTGTTCGTGAGCCCATCAATAGGTTAGTCGATGGAGCAGCAGTATATGAAACAATGTTACCTACTGCGCCCGAAACAAAATTACCAGCACCATAATTGTTTTGCAAGAAATATGCACCTCCATCGAATCCACCATAAACGAAGTTCCCACCAACTTGATTCGTGCGAGAATAAATCCCGAATGAGTGATTGGTTAGAATCAGATTATTGGCAATGTTTAAATTGGTATTCGCATATCCATTTGTTCCATTCGGCAAAGCACCGTTAGCACTATGCGTCCATCCACCTACAAAGCTCAATCGATATGCAGCATTGGTGTCGGCTGGATTTTTTAGGTTGAACTTATGCGTTGTAGCCGTTCCACCCACAAATGGGTAGATGGCATACATCTTTGTCCATAAACTTTGCGCCTTGAGGCTTGTTACCAACGTGCAGATTCCGCCGCTTATGGTTGGGTCGGTTATTCCGGTAGCTGTTAAAAAAGCATTTGCATCTGCATCAGCGCAACCAGCACTTGCGTACCAATAAGGATTGACAATGAAACTCATGCGTAAGTACCTATTAATGTTACCTTCAAACCTTTCGCCGTGCCGTCTCCAATTTGGTCGATGTCGATTGTTATTTCAGCGTCATCTGCTAATGCGGTGTCGCTTATGACTGGCGGTGTTGCTGCCGTGGTGCTTGTCTTTTCGGTATTGTCAATGGTCAGCTTAGTGCTCAATATACTTGTGCCAGCTTCATTGATGTCAACTGTAAAGATATTGCCCGATGCTTGCGCTGTTGTGAGCGATGCGCGAACGGCTGTGAGGGTAACAGCTCGCGGCATCCTGAATGTAATCTTCGCCGTGCCTGCCGTTAGTGCTGTTGTTTCATCCGATGCAGCCACCACAAGCTCGAAAGGCAATGAAGCAAGCGAGCCATCGCCGCGCACGTATTGCGAGGTTGTGCCTGTTGGGGTGTTGAACTTGCCGTTGAATGTTGTCCAATCGGCTGTGCTTAATGCACCTCTGTTGCTTGCGCTGGCAGTTGGTAGATTGAATGTATGGGTAGTGCTTGCCGAGCTGATGCCGAAATCCGTGCCACTCGTGCCCGTTGCGAAGTTTTGCACTTGGGCGGTCAAGCCGTTTAATGCGTTAAGCCCTGTGGTGAACGTAGTGATTACTTGACAAAGGTTATTGTCCTCAGTATGCAGGGTAATGTTACGCCCCGATGTAGTTACGAAAATGCGTATTGCGAGCCTGTCAGTTGCAGCCAATACTGTCGAAGGTACTGCAAGCGCACTAACGTACAAATCGACCACCGTGCCGCCTGTAATTGCTTCGGGATTTGTAGACCCTGTTGAAATTAGCGTAAAGGTTGCGCCATCATACTTGTAAAGCTCCATGTAAAAGCTCGGATTTCCGCCGCCACTCGAAGCATTGAAGTAGGTCTCGAAATTCCAATTGCCTGAAGGGATTGCCAAAAGGTTTGGGTCGCCTGCATCGGTTATGAATTGCGCGATATAGCCATCGCCTTGCGCGTTTGTGCGTGTGAAGTTCGTGCCAGCTCCGAGAACTGGCACGCGGCTCATTTGAAAGTAAGCATTTCCTCCGATCGTGCCTTGACTTATCGAGCCGTTGAGGTAATAGTTAACCGATGCGCCACCGCCACCGCCGAGAGGAAAGTTAGCGAGTGAGCCATCGCCACGAACGTACTGGCTCACAACTCCATTGGCTGTTATGTCAATGCTTGGCGTTGTGGTTGGGTTAGGTACGGCAACGCTGAATGCTGGGTTTGTCGGGTTAGGTACTGTTGCCGCAACCGATGTGACCGTGCCATTTGTGAGTGTTGGGAATGGCTGAGGTGCTCCGGTGCCATCGAGATAGTCTGCGCTTGTCCCTGTTGGTGTATCGAACTTGCCATCGAAGGTATTCCAATCTGCGCTGCTCAGGTAGCCATCTGTTGTGGTGTCGGCTTGGCTTATGCTGATATCGGGAGTTGCCCCACCGCTTGAGGCAATCGGGGCTGTGCCTGTTACGGATGTTACACCGCCACCGCCCGGCACATTCACCTCAACCACTCCAGGCGAAGTTAGCGAAGCCGTCACGCCAGCGCCGGTAAAGTTCAGCGTTGTTGTGTTGGTGCTTACGTTGGTGCCTTCATTCTGAGTTCGCAATGGTGTTCCACCACCGCCACCAATTGCCACAAGCGGATCAGCTGGTGTGCCGTTGCCTGTGATTGTAACGCCATCCACAGCCACTGATGTAAGGCAAGGCTCGCATGGCTCGAAGTCGGGCAGGGGGATGTCACCGGTTGCGCAAGTATCATAGCAGCCGTCCTCAGATGAGGTGCTGACATTCACATCCACATCAATTGCAACCGCTGCCCACTCATAGTTTACTGGCAAGTACTTAATCTCATTCGCGTACCCGCTCGGCACTACCTCATAAGCGATTGCCCCGATTGCAGTCTTGAATTGCGGGTCAGTGCCGCTAATTAAACGCAGCACCCTCGATGCCACCCAGTCCTGTGCATCGGCTGAGTCGCAAGGTAGGTGGCTTTTGCGAACCATTGCGTATGCCGTCATCGAGAAGCGTGTCTCATAGATTGAGCGGCAGCCTGCCAGCTTGAGCGAATCGTTTTTGGTCACGTTAATCTTGCCACGCTTGGCCCAAAAGAGCGTGCCCTGTTTAGCATCGTAATCGGTCACAGGAATCGCTTGGCCGTTGCCGATGTAAAACGCCCACGCCTTATCATTGCCCTCGCCTACAAGCTCGCTAAGGCCGTAAATCTTATCGAAGATATTGCCGACCTCAATGCGTTGGTTAAGCCTGTCGAGAATGGTAGAAAGTATATTCATTTATTCATTGCGTTAATGATTTGTTGAACGAGCTCGGCTGCATGGTCCTCGAGCATCTCGGCTTGCTCTTCAGGTGTCGGTTGGAAAATAGGGCCGTAGCCTTTGAATCTCTTACCATTGCCAAACTGAAGGCCTTGCGCTTTCTCCTTTTCAGAATCGGGCAATCCGATGCCAGCTGTTAATCCTTCCGTAATTACTTCTTGAGATAAGAATCCACCCTTGAGCCTGCCAGTTAATTCGAGCGGTAACTTGCGTGATGTTTCTTGTTTCAATTGTGCGTAGCCGTCTGGAAAGTAAAGAGACTTAATCGGCTTTCCAGTAGTTTCTCCTTCGGGTGGCTTACCAACCTTGAACCTACTCGGCGCACTTGCCAAAGTTCGAGGGCTAACATATATCGGCGTTGTTTTGTATGGTACCGATGGCAATTTATCACCCGCCGTGTTTGTGCCTCCGGTCGAGCCAGTGCCGAATATGCGCTTGAACATGATGCGCTTCAATTCACGAACAGGACCATACAACGCTGTGAACTTGGAAGTCCATCCCTCATAAAGCGCATCAAGATTCTTTTGAATTTCGGCGGGTGTCGGCATCTTATGGCAGGGCTGTAACGTACTTCATGTTCTTTCTGCAATCCCAGCAATGCGTGTCATCAGGCAGGCGCATGTTCTGCAAGGTAGCGCCAAGGTCTTCGCTGTATCGTGTAGCTGCGATGTCGCGAGCTGCCACAATACCCTCAAAAGCATCGGCAGTAGCAAAGGGCTTCGAGCCACGATTCACAATAACCGTTGTATTCACTCGCTGATTCGGGCTAATGGTTAGGGCATAGTTGTAAATCTCAACGGCTGTGGCATAGGCTAACGCTAATGCCATGGTGCCACCTACCGAGCACAGCCATACTTGGCGGTCGCAGTTCACATTATACGTGAGGCTCATGCCTGTGGTGTACTTACTCGATTTGCTTGTCAGCACGTTCGTGCCATCCGTTGTGAGCTCGATGCCTATCGCATCCACGAAAGGGCATATATGCGACTCCTTAATACCGCCTCCGCAGCTTGTGCAAGTGCCTCTCTTTGGCGTGAACTTCACCGTGTTGATATCTGACTCATAGACGATGGCGATGTCCATCTTACGCTTTGCCGAGGTAAAGGTCTTACCGATGAACTGATCGAGCGCACCCTCGGCATAGGTAATGGTCTCAATCAACTTGCCAGTTGTCATGTCGAAGATAAGCACCGGCACGTTCACATTAGCAGCATCGATTGCAAGGTTAATATCTGCCAGGTAAAAGTTGAGATAGCTAACCGTGTTCGGGTCAATCTTCAACCTGATGCCGCCATAGTTGCCAGCGCCGAGCGCGGTCTGCACGTTGGCATAATTGGACAAGACTTGTCCAACGCGCTTGCTCTCGATGATCGTGTCGCTCTTCATCATTGGGCTGAGCTTAGTCAGTACATCCGATGAAAGTTTGCGCCATGCGAACGATCGTTTATCTTCGAACAGCTCAACACCATTGCGATATTGGTCTGTGATTAGTTGCCCGAGAAAGGTTTGGTTGATGCCGAGGTCATCGATGTAGAGCCCAGTCGATGGCTCTGGTGATTCGCAGCCTCTTAATCCGAGTAGTGATTCAATGCACATCTCTTTAGTTTTTACAAAGATAAATAAAAAAAGGAGGGCACGAAGCCCTCCCTTTATTGCGTGGTTAGATTATCCAATCCGCTTTGGGTTAACAAGTCCTCATCCGCTTGGGATAGCAGGCTCATTAACCCGATTACGGGTTTGCGATTTCAACGCAGTTAACGTAGTTAACGCCAGC